TGGACGAGATAGAATGATAAATAAACTTAAACTAAAAAAAGGAGAGATTATGAAAACATTATTATCTTTATTAGCAATATGTGCAATCTGCACATTAACAAGTTGTGGTATGTTTAACAAATCCGAGGAAGCTATAAAGCTAACCATTGACACTGCATCTATCTTAAAAGGTAGAAGCGTAGACGCACAAGTGAAGATTGATAATTCTGACAAAGCAGAAGTAGCTAGATAATGCCGTTAATTAAAAGCAAAAGCAAAAAGGCTATAGGCAAGAACATCAAAACTGAGATGGCTTCAGGAAAGAGCCAAAAGCAAAGTATAGCCATTGCTTTAGATGTTGCTAGAAAGAGCGGTGCTAAGATTCTTAAGAAAAAAAAGAAATAACAAGCATATTGGGGGAATCTCTGCAGCCTTTTAGGATGCTTTGTAGGAAGGGGAAGTATCCTTAAGCGGAATAAATCTTCCTAGCTAGCACTTCCGTCCCCCTCATTTAAAAGGAGATTTTATGAGAAAACTTTTATTACTATTTTTAGCAGTAACAGGTATTGCATTTACCTCAGATATAACCGTAGATAAGTATCTAGGCTTTGGTATTTTATCAGGTGGCACACCAAGCGCTTGTTTTGGTGTAAGATGTCAAAACAGCGATGCTATAACAGATGTGTCTGTAATTTTTAACTCTAATGCTATTTTCTATGAAACATGTATTGGCATAAAGGGAATGTATGATTTTGAGTCTATATATGCAGGGGCTGGTCTAGTAGCATCATATGCTAAGATGAACAAAGAATACCAAAACCCATATGTGTCTTTCTCTAACAAAGCTATCTCTCCAGTCTTTACCATTGGTAAAAACATGGGCAGGTACTTTCAAGAGATTAACATATATGTCCCACACTTTCACAAACACGAAACAATTCGTTTCCCAACATTACATCTAATGTGCGGAGCTAAGTTTTAATCTATTTTAGATTAAGCCTTGCTTTAATCTTATTTATTGCGAGGCTGTTTTCTTAAATTCTTCTTTTCTTTTTTCAAAAAGTTTTTAACAATGCAGGTAATGTACCTAAATAGTGCGTATTATTCTAGGCGTTATACATATATAAGGCGCACCATTCTAGGCATTAACCTATAAACGTTGTACAACGAAGGTAAACTTATGGTCGCTAAAAAAAACAAATTAGTAGAGAAGAAGAAGGGTAATTATCCTTCACGCTATAAAGGAATGGCTCCTGATCTTGAAATGAAAGAGCAGAAAAGCTCTGCATACAAATCAAGATACAGCAGCTCTTTGATACCAGAGAACGAAAGCGAGATGAAGCAAAGCGCTAGCTACAAAAAAAGATATTAATTTTTTTCTTCAATCCGAGGTTTCTAAAAGCACTTTGGGAACTTCGGTTTCTTATTAAGGAGCACATGAAGTCAGAATACGGAGATAGAGATACTTTAGGAACACAAGTACTAAAGACTCAAAAGGAACATGAGAGAAGTTCTCCTGTTGAAGCCATGGAGCTTTCCCATGAAGGCGGAAAGAGCTATATGCGTGAGCTAATAGACGTTGTTGAGAAACATAGAACTAAGGTAGATGAGTATTACATACAAGTCTTCTGTACTAGAGAGCGTATGTTTGGGGGGCGCATTGCTATTCTATTTAGGTTTGTAGCTAGACAGACAGCACCAGCTATGCATATAGAGCAAGACCTTTGGTATGTTAATAACAAGATAGATAAGTTAGAGCTTCTTTGGTCACTGCCTCAAGAAGATATGTTAGATGTAATGCTAAATGATCCAGAGACAGATAAAGAGTTAAAGAAATGGATTAAGTTTTACAAGAGTCCTTAACCCAAAGCTCGCCTAGGTGTTTAAATGGTTTAATATAAACATAGCCATGCTCTTTAGTATAGTCTCTTGCCTCCCCTGGTCTATAAGCACAGTATTCTATAGTTACTCCATACCTTGGGTGTATTAAAATATGTTTTTTGGCAATTAAAACCGTTAGTAGGGCTATTTTTTCCTTCAATATCTCTATCTCTTTTTCCAAAGACTGAAACTTATGGTCTACATATTCTTGTTCAGTTACTACTCCCTCGCCGTAATGCGCTTCAATAAATCTTAGTTTCTTCTTTGTCATGTTGTTTCTCTTTTCTCTTAATAATAAGCTTTTCCTAAAAATACTTCTATTAAACAATTTCCTTTACATTTAAAGTTTTTATTAGATAAAACTAAATTATTTAATACACGCAAGATCAGCGTAAAGATCAGCGTAACAGGGATTCGCAGCCCAAAGGATAGGTATGACAGAAGTTGATAAAGAAGGCGTAGTAGAACAGGAAGTCGCCACTCCTGTTGAACCAACTGAAAGCCAGCCTCCAGCAGCTCCTGAACCAACAGAGCCTGAAAGTGGTACTAAAGAGTACAACTGGCGACGTATGGAGCAGAAGGTGCAAGAACTTGAGCGTAAGAATCAAGAGTTGTCTACCACAATGCAGGAGCAGCTTGCTCCTCCGAAGCAAGAAGAGCCAGATGAATATAGCCACCTAGAGAAGGATGATCTTATCACCGTCGACCAATCAGATAAAAGGGTCGAAAAAAAGGCTAGGCAAATTTATGCGGAAGAACGGGCAAAAGAAGAACAAGCAGCTCTACCAGGCAAAGTAAAAGGACAGTACGAGGATTACGACCAAGTAGTTACAAACGAGAATATAGAAAAACTAGTGCAGGAAAGGCCTGCTTGGGAAAACACTATTAGGAATGATGCTAATCCTTATGAGACTGCGTATTATCTGATAAAACAAGCTAAGTTTTACAAAGAAAACACTGATAACAAACAGAATCAGGAAAGGATCAGTGCTAATAGTCAAAAGCCTGTAAGTAGTAACACCATTGGTAAGCAAGGGCCACTGGCTCAAGCCAATGCATTTGCTACACAATCTAAAGAAGATTTATGGGCTGAGATGCAACGTTTCTCCAAGGGAGCTGCCTCTGCACCTGACATGAGGTAAAAATGAGTACAACCACATTTGTAATACCACCTCCAGTCCAACAAAAGTTTAACGCAAAGCTATTGGCTACGCCACAATCAAGGCTGATCTTTGGCATGTGCGCTACTCCTTATGAAATGACTGATAGAAGTGGTGATGTTCTACGTATGAGACGTTATACACGGTTGGCTACAGCACCAGTGCCTTTAGGTCCTGCGATGTTGAATCCACCTGTACAGACTTTACATGCTGTAGATATTGACGCAAAGATTGACTGGTACGCAACATATGTAATCATAACTAAGCAAGTTACGCTTATAAATCAGGATCCAGTTTTAAATGAAGCTATAGCCAGATTAGGTCAGTCCATGAGAGAAACAGAGGACGAGCTAATTCGTGACATGCTTGCAGGAACTGCATCTGTAGTTAACTGCGTAAATGGAGTTAACGGTGATAATCCAACTGAGATTACCCGTGCGGACGTCGATGGAATCACAGCTGCCCTACAGAACAACGACGGTGACTTTATAGCTACCGTTATAGAAGGACAAGACAAGTTTGGTACTGGACCTGTTCGTGATAGTTATTTTGGCTTAAGTCATACAGGAATGATTGGGCAACTTGAAGCATGTAATGGCTTCCTTAACAAAGCCCAGTATCCTAGCCAATCCAATATTAATCCATCCGAATGGGGATCTGTAGGAAATGTTCGCTTTTTCTTATCATCTAGAGGAAGCATAACTACTGCCGGTTCGCTGCTTGGAGCTAATATTTATAACAACTTCATCACAGCACAAGATTCATATGCTAAGATCGAACAAAACAGTGTATCTGCTAAGTTCATCTACCACCCTCCAGGACATGGAGACGACCCTGCCGAACTACGGCAGACAGGAGCTTGGAGAATAGCTCAGGTTCCAAAAATCACAAACGATGCGTGGATTATAAGCCTACGCGCAACGTTAGGTTAAGGAGGTAAACTTATGAGTACACCAATGGCATTGATTGCTCAGGGAAGTTTTATCTCTGACGGAGCTGCAAGAACTGTTGAGTTTCCTTGCGCTATTGACTATTTCATTGTTAGAAATAGAAGCCTATGGGGAACTGCCCCTACTGCGGTTGTAGAATCTACATGGCATAGAGGATATGCAGCTGGACAAGCAACCCATATTTCAGAGGGTGGAGGATCAGCTTTAACTGCTACAGCAACAGCTGCTGCAGGAGCTGGCTTTACAGAGGTAGATAATTCTATTATCACTCCAGGAGCCCTTGTAGCAACAGGTACAGCGATTACAAACGCTACACCAGGTGTTGTTACAGATGCGACCACTCCTCCTTTAGGAAGTGTTGTTAGAATGCTTAACACTACAGGCATGTTACAGATTGCAGGACTAGAGTTTACTGTTACAGCTATAACTCCAGGTGTTAACTTTACACTAGGGTATATGGTTGGAGCTGGTTATGCTGCAGCAGCAACAAACGCTGACTACAGAGTGATACCTAACAATAGATTCTTCCCAAGAAGAAGGTGGATACAGAACATTACAGTAGCAGCTGCTGCTGTGATATCAACCTCTGTAGCGCATGGATATGCTGTAGGGGCAAGAATCACCGTTAATAATTCTGATGCTAACTTCGGTATGCCAGAGATTAATGGTTTAAGAGGAACTGTAACTGCGGTAACTGCTAACACAATTACCACAGATATAGACTCAACCACATTTACTGCATTTGCTTATCCAACTTCAGCTATAGCAGCAACAGGTGTTACACATCCTGCTGTTGTACCTTATGGCGAAGTATCCACATTGTTAACTCAAGCAACTGATAACACTGAAAATTCTGGATTATTTCTAGATACAGCTGTTGTCGGACTTAATACTAACGTGATGGATTGGTTGGCATTTAGCCGTGATATGGTAACGATATAGTTATTTATTTAGGATGGGGACTTTTTGTCCCCTCCCTTTTAACCGTACGAAGATATCGTACAACTACCAAATTGGTAGGTTTTGGTATTAAATTGGTAACAAGCAAAGGAGCTTTATGAGTTTTGTAACAGAAGTCTTACCGACAAAAAGAGAAAAACTATCCCCAGAGGCTAAGAAAAAAGCATCTGAAATAGTAGAAGCAGCACGCAAAGAAGATGAAAAGATGGTTACTGGAGTCTTTAAGAACCAGGAATCTCCTGGAGGAGACCTTACGTTCGCATACCGTGGATATAAGGGTGAGCCTATAAGGGTTTATAACCTAATAGATGGAGAAAGCTATACCATACCGTTGGGCGTAGCTCGACATATCAACAGACAATGCAAATATAAAAAAAGCGCATACTTAGTAGACAAAACAGGAAAGCCAATGATAGGAGCAGGTAAAGCTACACAGAGATACGAATTTAGCTCTACAGACTATATGTAGAAGGAGACACCATGAGCGTTGCAGACTTTATTCCTAAAAGAAGAGTGATAACTGCCATCACGAATGCACAGAACGCCATTGCTACAGCTGCTAATCATGGATATGCCTCTGATGAATATGTAAGAATTAACGTTCCGGTAAGTTACGGAATGAGATTGGGAAGCATTGCTGCACGAATAACCGTGATCAATGTTAATACATTTTTTTTAAACGTAAGCACGTTGTTAATGGATCCGTTTGTTGTCCCTGGAGTTCCTCTAACAAGAGCTGAGGCACTTCCAATTTCGGAGATGACGGATAATGTAGCTACATAGCAAGGGGAAGATATGGCAGTAACAGGCACATTAGAACAGATACGGGCTAAGGTTCGTAAGGTAACAGGAATGTTATCTCCAAATCAGTTGTCAAATGATGATTTAGATGACTACATCAATGACTTTTATCTATATGACTTTCCGGCACACGTAAAGACATGGAACTTAACTACTGCATTGCCCCCTATCTGGGGACCTAATGAAAACCTTGCGCCAGGCATACCTTTTTATGTATTTGACTGGAATGCTTATACAAATATATCGCCTCCATTCTATGTGGGTGGTTATGAAATACAGTATTTCCAAGACCAAGAATCATTTTTTAATATCTTCCCTACACGCACATTTAGAACACGATTAGCTACTGGAGATGGAACACCCGGTCCATACGTTGGTACTATTTCTCAAACGCCAATACTAACTCAGGGAATCTTTGTTTCTACGATAGATGCAGCCGGCAACTCTTTAGTCACAAGCGCTAATGGAGCTGGACAATTCGATGGAACTGGAGTCGTGGCACCAACACCTGCCGGAGGAACTGTTAATTATATAACCGGTGCTGTAGCAGGACTGACCTTTACCGCTAACATTGCTGTTGGAGAACCTATCTGGTCGCAGACAATGACTTATACGTCTGGAAGACCTCAAGCTGTCCTATTTATTGACGGAGCCCTTTTTTTCTATCCTGTTCCGGATATAGCCTATGAATTCAGTTGCAAGGTCTATCAAGTACCGGATACTCTAGAAGCTGGAGACCAACCAATTATCCGTGACTGGTGGAATCTTATAGCATACGGAGCAGCACTTAAGATCTTTGCTGATAACATGGACATGGAAAGTTACTCAAAGATAGACCCTCTCTTTAACAAGCAATTGCGCTTGGTAGAAAGAAGAACTCTTTGCCAGATAAAAAACCAGCGAGTGGCGACTATTTACAATCAATCGCCGAACGCTAGAACCCCGTTTAGCTCAACATTATAGGAGGA